GTCCAACTGGAAACATACAAAATGCTTAATTTCTAGTTGGAACCGACGATAGATAAACTACCGTGACGTGGGCTTTCACGTCGTCCTTGGAATTATACTCATCACGAGATTTGGCTAGTTACTGTGCCAGCTCACATTTGTGATTTAAAGTTTCACCAACTATAAAGGAGGAATGCTCTCCAGATACACCACAGGTGCTCCTACAAACATACCTAATGTAAAATCCTCCCCTGCAGCACAAGCTAGAATATGGGGAACTGAGGTTACTGAACCAGGAGCGTCTTCGTATGCTACCTTCCAAGATGGTTTATAAACAGTTTCTTCCTCTGCAGTAAATCCAGCTAAGGATCGAGCAGGGAGAAATCGTCTAGATGTGTAGAAGGGAACTTCAAAAGATACAATTGGTTCAACTGTCTGGGTGACAAGCTGACCTCCTTCTTGCAAAGTGGCAACTTCATCAAATCCAACTTGCCACGCTTGAATCCCAGCGTTAGTTCCTTTGGAAGGAACCACTTCAGTAATGTTAAGGGGAGTACATCCAGAATATCGGGAAACATATATAGGTCCTCGAATGTCATTGCAACAAATCCGTCCTGGAGCAACTTTCCATCGAACGGAACCACGCCAACCTACAAAACCAGATGCTATAAATCGAAGAGGACTAAGAAATCCATACGCATATTGCTTTCCAGAAACAGTTCTGGTAACTCGATTCGCTGATAAATCAGACTTATTTGTGAAACCAGGTTCAATAGGAAAAGAAGAACGTTGAATCAGAATAGCGGAATTAGCAGGAGCAGCTGAATTAACTGTAATGACAGCATTCTCAACAACAGTAAACCTTTTCAACAAAGTGCGGAAAGAACGAATAGACTCTCCAAAAAACACCATGTTAGTAGGAGCGGTTAAAGAGCCTAAGTCCGCCAAAGTATCAATATGATCCACAGCTTCTTCCGTATTGGCTTGCAAAGAAGCGACAGCTCCAACAGGAGAAGCTACTTCAACTGATTGCGGAACAATAAGTTCAGCTTCCGAAAGTGAATCTACAGGAGCAAGTAAAGCTTCAGGTGCAGATACCTCGGAAAAAGTCCTATATCGCAAACGAGCCATTGGTCTACTCGTAGGAGCAGCTACCTCGAAATCAGGACCTGCGCACATTGTTACTATAACGGAAACATCATCAGTTGTCGTGGAGGGGTTCACAAGTTCATTCATAACATACACACCTAAAATACCATTTCCATACGTATTAGTAGAAGAATCGTAATTTAAAGGTGTGATAGCATGCATGGGACCCGCACCTACATACATTGCATTTTCTCTGTATGAACTCTTTTGACCCCACCCAACAGTTATCTCAAAATCGCGTGTTTCGGAAATATCGACAACAGTCTGATATCCCAAATTGAATTCAGGAGTAATGAAAGCAGGATCATAGCGGGAAACCTCAATCTCTGGGTCATACACAATGCGCAAACGTCCTTTGTGCATGGCACCACAAACCACCTGAAACCGATATTTTATGGAGCCCCGCCAATATTGGAAAGGTAAAGCTGCAAAACAGGAAGCTGTCATGTTGATTTTTGGAATATCAGGTGAAGATGCTGCACGAACTTCATACATGGCAGGATCAACAATTGTGTTCCACAAAATAGTACCCGCTGGTTGAGAATTCCCTGATGTCCATAAAAAATTAGTAACAAAACTCTCACGGGAAGCTATATGTGCTATCTCCATTTCATCCTTATTAGACAAACCAAAAGCTCGTGGATCAATTGTGACTTCCTGTTTAGCATCCAAAGATAATTTATGACTGTCATCCTTACCATTAGAGACTGCCATGCCATTAACAGTCTTCGGAACCATCAATGAACGCTCCAACTCCAATGGTTTACTATACCCGAACAAAGCTGATACAGAAGATGCCAACGAAGCAGCCAAAGAAGTAGCACGAGCATATGGACCAATAACGGGAGCTGATGATAACTTATTTAATGCAGAAGCAACGTTTGAAGCCTTAACTGAAAAAGCTCTATCAGAATATTCATCTGACTGAGGGACAATTCCATCAGCATT